TTCGTTCTCTGTTCGAGCGCGTTCAATTCGTGCGTTAACGTCTGCCATTCCTCCGCCGTCAATGTCACCGGCGCCGCCTTCGCTGAATAACCACCAAATAAAAAAGCCGCCAACAATAGCGGCAACAAGCATAAAAATAATCTTTTTCTTTGCAATCGTTCTCACCCCTTTTATAGTATGTGCAATTTATTCACATACTACATATAGATAAAAGCAAAAAAGATACATAGCCTAACTTCGTGAAAATGCTACTTTTTACGAAGTTTGCTGTTTTAGCTTCGTGAAAACCCCGATTTTTACGAAGTTCAGCATTTCCAAATTAAAAGAGACTTGCCGCTCCGCAGATAAGCAAGTCCCCCGCGACTCCTCACGTAGATTTATCGCGTTCACCTGCTTATATTTTACCATATTTTGAAAAAACGATGCCCTAAATCAAAAGCAGATATTTCCATTTTGGAAATATCTGCCGTCACCACCTATGAAAAAACCGTTATTTTTTCCTAGCGACCCTCGCCACCTATGAAAAAATACACGATTTTTCCTACATCGTACTTTTGCCGCTCCTTCGCTTAAAAACATCACGAAAATTCGCGCGTTTTACCAACTTTTATTCACAGTCTGGCATAATCAGTCACGCCGCGCGCTATTGCCGCAGAAAAGGCGTTTAACTGCGTTTTCAGAAGTTCGAGGTCATTTGCGTTGTCGATGAACGCTAATTCAACTAATACGGCTGGCGCATTGGTAGCATTGAGTACCCAGAGACGGTCTCGCTCCTTAATTCCACGGTCAAGCGTATCAATCGAATTAATAATCTGAGTTTGAATACACTCCGCTAATACTTTTCCTGCCTCCGACTTGTAAAGCGTCTCTGTGCCTCTTGCCATCGTGTTAAACGCGTTACAGTGAATTGACACAAAAACGTCCGCTTCCCACGCGTTGGAAGTTTCGCATATTTCGCTTAAACTGTCCGACTGGAGCATAGCGGATTTGCAACCGGCGGCAATTAGATAATCCCTCAACTGCTCGCCGCAGGTTAAAGCATAATCGCATTCGCGATCACCCGTTACCGGATTGACCGCACCCGGATCCGGCACGCCGTTCGGAGCATGCCCCGGATTAATAAATACTTTCATTGCTCATTCTCTCCTTTCACATCTTTATTTTCTTCTCGACTTTATCTTTTACGAGATCCAAAAAGCGACCCATAGCAACGTTGCCGCCGTCACGCATGTTTTCAAGAATAGATAAAAACTCAGATGCGCCAAGGTACATCCAGACGAGATTAACGGCGAAACCCGCTCCCGTCATGAAGTCCCAGCAGAATCCAGCCGCCGTGGCAATGGTATAGGTCAACAGCTTATAAAAAAAGCCGTTGCGACAGAAACGTGAAGATACACGCCCCTCGGCGAACGCTACCGGAATAGCTATCCACTTATCAAAGCCGGATATGTTCTCCGGCTTTGCCCCTTTTTCAAGCAACATCTGATAAGTAATCGCGCTCCATTTAGTAGTAAGGTCAATTAATACTAATAAAATAAACACGCCCAAGACTTGAACGTGTTTAAGATGTATCAGCCAAATAGCGCCGCTACCTAAGGCGGAAAAAAAGGACTTCACCCACCACGCGTCGGCGAGTTTCGTCATCGCATCAGATACGCCATGAATAATTTCGTTTATTTCTTTCAACATAATTTGCTCCATTAAAAAAGCGCCTCAAAAGGCGCTAAAGATTACACATTGACCCATTTTTTGTAATACCAGTCTACTTTTTTTGTTTTATCAGAATTGTAGACAGTGGCAGTATTAGGAACATAAACATTATCATTAGGCGTCCAGCGTTCAGATAAAATAACCGTTTTCAACCTAGTACACCCATAAAAAGCGCCCGCCCCTATATTCGCACATTGTGGTAACGATACGCTTGTAAGTGAAGAGCAATCATAGAACGCAGACGCGCCCAACCTCGTACAAGCCGGAAGCGAAACAGCCGTAAGCGCATAACATTGGAAAAACGTGTCGCTCCCTATATCAATACAGGCTGGAAGCGATATGCTTTTTAATTTCGAACAGCTACAAAAGGCTTTAGTACCGACGTATTCGCAAGACGGTGCAGACGCGCCGGTTATTTGCGTGTAATTATAAAACGCCTTTTCCTCAATCTGCGTAACACTTCTTGGGAACTCAAGGTTTTCCGGCTTGTTCAATTTATATTTTTCCGCAATAGATTGTGTGACAATTTGAATACCGTTCGGAATGCAGTACTTTTTGAAGAAGGTAAACACTTTTTCCGTGTGTGTCCGTCCTGCGTAATCCACCCATTGAACAGTAACTTCTGTTGCGTTTGGATCAGGAACAGCGGGCAATCGCCACAGCCCATTACTATCAGATATTGCCGTTTTCCCTTTGAAGATAATTTTTACATTAGGCGATGCAGTACCCGTCATTTCAGTTGCATCTTCTTCTATGGTGTCGACCTTAATCGGCTGCAATGTAACAACCGGAAAAATGCTTTCCAGACCGCGGAAGTTATCCATATCGTAATTACGTTCTTTCAGCCATTGATAGAACTCATCAACGCCCGTGCCTTTCCGTTGATACCGTTCATCGCTTTCCGCTTTCGTGTATATGTCCGTTTCCCCCGGTTCGCCCGGCGGACCCTGCGGACCTCTTTCACCCTGCGGACCTCTCGGTCCTTGCGGCCCCCGTTCGCCTTTATCTCCTTTAACTCGACCTAAAAGTATTCTCACAGGATCACCCCCTAAACGACTTCATAATAAAGGTTGCCATCGCTATCTAAAGTAAACGTCACTTGCGGAGCGTCGCCCTTATCGCCTTTCACGCCCTGCTCGCCTTTCGGACCAGCCGGGCCTTGCGGTCCTCGTTCACCAGCCGGACCTTGCGCGCCGTCATTGCCAGCCGGACCTTGAATGCCTTGTTTGCCTTGCTCGCCGCGCGGGCCTTGAATACCTTTCGCGCCGCTCAAGTCGGTTAAAAATGTATAAGCAGTCTTACCTTTCGCATACATTTTCGAGTTATCCGGATCATCGACGTTTTTTGTTGAAATTAAAACGACAGCGCCCTCTTCCAGCCCGTCGCTCGCAAAAGCCGCGTTCATTTCGCTTACGCTTGAATAGACTTTCGAAAAGCGGAACGGCTTGCCAGGATCACCTTTAACGCCTTGAATGCCCTGTTGACCGTCTTTGCCCGCCGGACCTTGTAATCCGCGCTCGCCCTGCGGACCTTGTAATCCTTGCGGGCCTTGATCTCCTTGTGGGCCTCTGTCGCCTTTCGGTCCGGTTTCACCCTTCGGGCCCGGTATGCCTTGAATACCTTGCAGCCCCTGCGGCCCTTGATCGCCTTTATCACCTTTCGGTCCTTTGATATTGCCTAAATGCTTTCTCGCCATTTTTCATACCCCCTCAATATTCATCAACGTATAAATCGCCGCTTTTTTCTAAATAAAACTCCGGTGTTTTCCCGATAGGCCCTTGTGGTCCTGCCGGTCCTTGTGGGCCTTGTGGTCCTGCTGGTCCTTGCGGCCCCCGTTCGCCTTTTGCCCCGCGCTCACCAAGCCCCATAACCAGCGGGCGAGTGATGTCAACATCAACCGTCAGCCTTTCGTTTAAGATATCGCCCATAATGACCCCCTTCTAGTCTCTTCCGAGTGCGATCCAGTTTCCGCTAGGACCGGGATTATTATCGCCGCTGTATTGAACCTTAAAGTTGTAGGTCGAAAAACTCACTACATGAAAGGTGCCGTTATCTTCTATTACGTTAGGTGTTCCAGCCGGGCAAGCAATAACCGTAAAAACAGACGAAAAACTGCGGGGATAGCTCACGGTTGTGCTCCCTTGCCGCCCAACTTGCGGAATTTCGCCCCATTGAATAAGAAAGCCGCCCGGCTGTTTAGCATATCCGCTCGACCACCCAGCATAAATATCGAAATCGTTTTCATAAACAACCCCAGACGGTAACCGTTCTTTATCAAATCGGCCATTATAGCCAAGCGTCGCGATCTTGCTTTGCGTCGTGCCGATCCGACTGTTCGGGATAAAATCAAGCGTTCCGACACGGTTATTCAGCGCGTCAAGCCGCTCTTTCGTTTTCGCTAGTGTAATATCGGGATCATCGAACCAATGCGCCCGCCCCGTAATCGCTTTAATTCTGTTCGCCAAGCCGTCTAAAAGCCCGCGGATCGTGCCGTTGTTGCCTTTCGGTGTCGTCTCGTCGCTTACGTTATGCGCCATTACTTGGTGCGCCGCCGGATCGCCGTCATGATCGCCGATTGATGACGTTACGATGACGCGCGCTTGCTCTTCCGTAATGCCGAGTTGGATCGTCGGTGTAACCGTTACATTTTCCGCGCCCGTATACGCCAGAATAACGTCAACGCGCAAGACCTTATACTGTGCCGACTGCGCGGGGATATTTTCCAGCGTGTCGCTTTCCACTACCGCGTACGGTGTTTTAACTTCCGCGCCAGCGTCAAGTCGGGCAAACAAAGCAATTCGATTGAACGTCTGTTCACTCTGCGCGCCCTTGTTGTCGATCTGCAAAGTGACGATAACCGCCTTTTCTTTCTGTTTTACGCCCGCAATGTCGAACGTTACGGGCATTGTATCGAGCGTTAAATTGTCTCCCGTACCGCCTTTTGCTGCGTAAATATCAATGCTTTTATTAGCCGCCACCGCCTCCGCGTTTAGTTTCAAGCCGTCATCGGTAACGCGCGTTTTACTCCAATTAGCCATATTAGCCCCCTATCGTGATGTACTCGTATGTAATAGCCGCCCCGCCGTGTCGTATCGCCGTTGTGACCGCGTGATCGGTACGCAAGTTAAGCGTTAAATTGGCGGGCGTAACCTGCCGCGCGTAAGTCGTTAAAAACTCCTGATCGATATCTTCGCCCGGCGCGATACTTAGCCACTCCGCATAATTGTCATGGTCGACGCTTACCGTTACCACGCCAACGCCGAAAGTGGCGTTTAGCATTTTTTGAAAGTTGCGGATCGTGTAAGGTAACTGCGCGTTGATTTTCGCTAAAATCTGCTGCCGCCGTTCCTCGAGCGTTGCACCAACGGCGGGCGTTAGTTTCAACATTTCCTCCCACCGCCGCGCGCCCCGTTCGTCGATATCCAAAACGAACGTATTCAGCGCGTTACCAACTAAATTTTGAATAACGAGGTCAAGCTCCGGCTCGACTACATCAGCGTAGGCGATAAACTCCGCCGCGTTAGCGAGTACGTCGGGGAAGTAGCGACGAATACAAGCCGCCCGTAAATCAAGCGACTTTCGAAGCGTATCAGCCATAGTTGATCGCCCCCAACACGGCTAGCTCATCAGTGCCAAGCTCAAGGTTACGCGTTGATCCGTTTAGCGTCGTTCCCTCAACATCAAGCACGCCCGGCACGTCTAAAATCGCGCTTTCAATGTGGGCAATACGAACGACTAAACCCGTATTTTCAAAGCGTTTCGTTGTGACCGTCTGAGTGTTGCGCCAGCCCTTATTTAATACCGCCAAATAGTCGCGGATAGCACTTTCAACCGCCGGCTTTAAGTCCTCAAGCGTCACCCCGTCGCGCGGGGATATTTTAAGATTGACGTTGATCGCCTTATCCGTCGTTCCTACGACCGTTACATAATGCCCAATAGGCGCAATGCCAACGCCTTTTTGCCGGTACGGCTCGGGATCGACCGCCTCTTGAACTTGCGCGATAAATTCCGCCGTCGGTGTTTTTTGTTCACTCGTACAAAATACGACTTTAACCGTACCGCCACCGTTCCACACGGGATACACCTTAACGCCGCCGACGCCCGAAATCGCGCCGACCTTTTCCTTATAATCCGAAATGTTGCCGCCGTATGACTGCAAGTCGAACGACGCGAGAAAGCGCTCACGGAAAACCTCCGTGTCCTCGTCATCAACGGCGGGCACGGTTACCTCTGTAATCTCCGCGATACGTAAGCCCATATTGAAGTCAATCGGGATCAATCGCCCGTCTTGCCGGTTACCGTCGCGTCCCGCCGTTTCGCATTCGAGCAGCATGTAGCCGTCTTTTTTGACCTCGACAACCCTATAATTCAAATCTTCGCACGAGAACCGAGCCCCCACCGCAACCCGCGCCGTGATCGGCTCGTATCTGCCTTTAACGACGGCTTTCGTCGCTTTGTGCGGAATAACGCCGCGTTCTTTCGCGCGTTCAATCAGAAATTCGCGATCCGCCGTGTCCGCGAACGTGTTTTTCAGGTAGTAATCAAGCGCCGCGTATAATAGCTCGATTTCAATCGAAACGGGCGCCGTTGCGTCAAAAATAATACTGCCTTCCCGCTTATCAATGCCAGTCTTAACCGCGTCTAACATGCGTTTTCTTACGGTTTCCGCCGTTTGTTTTTCATACACCAACAACCACCTCCCGCTCCGCGTCAAACGCGCCGTAAATGGTATGTACAACAAATTTCGCCGTGACGTTGCCGGACTTATCATGTTTCAGGTCGAACCGGTCAACATCGGTGATCCGGTCATCTACCATTAACGCCTCCCGAATGCGTCGGGGGATCTCCGGCAATACGTAAGGCAAAGGCAAGCCGAACAAGCCCGTTAATTCGTGCCCGTAATCGGGCGAGTAAATAATATGCTTGTACCGTTCCGTGTTTAGGATTTTATACACGGCTTGCTTTACCGCCTCGACTTCATCAGTCAACGCCCCGTCGACCCGTTCCGCCTCGATCTGCATGCGATACGTTGCATGAGGGGGCGTTGCGTCAATGCCGCGCGCGACTGATATATTGTTAAACTCATCGGGCAAAAGACCCATTATGACCACTCTCCCGTCAGTTCCGAATGTTCCGCAACGCGGCATAAAACGTAAAAAAGCTGTCCGCCGGCTTGCCGTAACATAATCACCTTTTCGCCGTTTTTCAGCCGGTTATGCACCGTGATTTTCTTTCTGCCACGGTACGCGTGCGCGTGACTTTCATATGACGCATCGCCACTTCCGCCGCCTTTCGTCTCCGTCATGTGTGATACCGAAATATCCACCTCGTAATCGCGCACCATGTCGGACAACATAATAAAATCAGCGTCTAACGTGCGCTTATCGTCAATCTTAATCTCGAGCGGATCATCAGACGTCACTACGCCAAAAACAAGATCCGACGGCTTGCCCGCCGCCGTTGTCTGCGCGACCATTGCCCGGATAAGGTTAGCGGGGGATTCATTCAGCATTAATAACGCCCCCTCTCAACGTTAAATTCATTTGATGGTCACGATGATAAAAGCTATGCGTTACCTTTGTTACTAACATTTTCTGCGCGATCTCCACGTCGCCCAATTCGAGCGAAACGGCAATCAGAGATCCGGCGCGAACGCGGATATCACCCGCCGCCCCGTCAATGGATAATTTCCGCCGGACGACGTTATGTTGTGCGAGTAACTGTTTCGCGAGCTCTTGCGGGCTCTGCGCGTTTCGATCCAATTTTTCGTACATCTGCAGTACGCCCCATTGCTTTTTTGCGTCTGATTTTGCAAACTCATCAGGCGTCATCGGCGCGTAAAAGGCTTTATGTTCGCCGCTTTCCTTATCCTCCGTGACCAGCTTAACTAAGTTGTAAGTGTCGTTATCAATGCCGCTCTCATAGGCGAAATTCTGCGCCGTTCGATTATTGATCAGGATCGGAACCCATAGCGCCGACGGCTCTTTTAACGTCAGCTTGCCGAAGTCGTCGAAAAGCACGAATAGCTTTTTGGTGTGCATCATCGTGATGTCCAGCGCTGTCTGGATCATGTCGGCAAGCGTCACGTTATCCTCTGTGCGTTTATCAATCACAAAGCCCGTATCGGATATGTCGCCGACTTTCAGTTGAAAGTCCTCCGCAAGCATCGTAATCAATTCGCTAGCCTTTTTGCCCTTGTACGTAATACTATCCTTGTTTTTAAGGTATCGAAGTTGGTCGTATGCCGTAACCTCGATGTGCTGTTCCCGGTTGCGTTTTTTCTTAAAGACATATCCAAAAAAACACGGTGCGCCGTCTACTACCAGCTGCACCGTGTCACCCTCTTTGAAGTCTAATATTTCGTCTTTATGCGCCGAAAAAACAAGTTTCCCGGGCGTTCCGGTTAATTCGAGCGACAACTCCGCTCCGTCAAGCACGGCGGGGGCAAAGTATTTGTCGGCTTCCTTATTGTGGATAATGATTTTGAAGCTATCCAAGTTTAACCACCTTGCCCTTCAAGTTTTTAGCAAGCGGATTTTCAAGCCCGCTCCGCTTCGCCGCCGCTCTCCAGTCAAGCGTGCCGTTCCCGACCCCTTTCACCGTTTCCAGTACCGATAATTGATTAGTAATCTTTATCGCTGCCGGATATTTTTCATCGGGCGTGTAGCGTCGCTCCTTAACCTTTAGCGTTTCCTTGCCGTCTTTGTCTTTCACGACCTCGACCTCTTGCGTTCCAAAAGGAACGTATTCACGCAGTTTGATCGCTACCTCAATATCCGTCGCGTTGTTGGCGTTTTCCGAGATCGTGTAATCCTCAATCGTGGTCAACATGTTAGTGTTCCATAACATCGCGCCGTCAAAATTCATACGTGTAACAATAAATCTCATCGGATTAACGTTTTCTTTCGCGTCTTTGATCGCGTCTAAAAACGTCGCCGCCGGCTTGTACGAGAATGAATTTCCAAACAACCGCCGCGCTCCGAACCGTTTCGCCACCTCACCCACTGCATAATCAATCAGCCCGCGACGTAACGAAGTATCGTAATTAGCGAACGGATATTCACGATTAGGAAGCATAAATTTGAACGATATATCGGTAAGTCCGGGCGACTTGATGATCGCCGCCTCTCCCTCATCAATCAGATTGATAGTCGTATTTTTGCCGTTAATCGTCGTGTCAATCGCCGCCGGGGCGACGGGAAGAAGGGTCTCACCGAGAAAAAAATAGTAGCTCATTGTAAAACCCCCTCTGTTCCCGTCTCCAGCGCCTCCGCGAGATTAGCACAGAAGGCTCTCATCGCGCCGTCAAAGTTGCGCTCGCCGCCGCTCGTGACGTGCAAACCGCCGGCGTCGACTTTAACAGTCGCGTTCACGTAACGGTTGATCGCCTCACGCTCTGCCGCGTCGCGCAAATATTTTAAATCGCTTACGGTGCTGTCGAGCGCGTCGGCTGCGCGTTTACCTTGTTTCGCGCCCTCTGCTGTATTATCGGCGATAGCGTTTTCAACGTCGCTTGTGCCACCAATTGGCGCCGTACCGAATGCGCCGTTAGGGCTACCAATGCTGCCGAGAAAGTCCTCAAAGCGTTTACCGGCAAAGTAACCGGCGCGGGCCGCGTCTGTCATGTTCATATAGCTTGCCCGTCCAAAAGGAACCGCGCCGGCGATATCTTTACGCGCAAACGTCGGCGCGCTTACCGTTCCGACGTTCATGCCCGGAAGCTTATTAATCAAGCCGACAATATCATTTACCGCGTTAGCAACTGTTCCCACAACCCCGTTCCAGATCTCGACGAATAGATTATAGATAGCCCACCCCGGATCGACGAAAACCTCGCCCAAGAAGTTGGCAAAAATAATAAACCTGTTCCACACAACCGCAAGCAAATTATAAATTCCGGCAAACATGAAACTAAACACGTTGAAAATCAGCCCGGTAGCGGACACGCTTGTGCCGGCAAAGTGATTCACCGCCGCAATCGCGCCGTAAAATACCGCCACCAAGCCGACCACCGCGCCGACTATCCACGTGATCGGGCACGCGTACAATGCCGCGTTTAGCCCGCCCTGTGCGTACGCTTGCGCAATGGTCGCGGCCGTCGCCGCCCACGTGTGAACCGTATGCAACGCCAACGCCGCCGCCGATATGCCAGCCCTGCCGGCCATAACTAACATCATGCCGGCTACATGCCCGAGCGCCAGGCTTACCGCCGTTAACGCGCCTTTAACTAATACGCTGTGATCATTAAAAGCCGCGTTAATCATGTTTAAGCCGTCCGCCGTCCGGTCAATAAACCACGTCGCCGCCGTCACGGCGCCCAAGAATACGGGCGCTAATCTTTGTACTGCCGTCGATACGTTATCAACAATCGTTTGAACGCTTTTACTGTTGGCAAGCCTCGTAATCGTGCCAAACACAGGCGCGAACGATACGACCGCCATATTACCAACCTTTTTGAAGTGGTCGCCCCAGCGTTTCGGAACTTTCGCGAACGCGTCATCAATATCTCCCATATGCTTTAGGATCGAATCCTTAATGACTGCAGATGTGATTTTACCTTCTGCCGCAAGCGCCTTTACTTCGCCGCGCGTCACTCCGAGCTCTTTCGAGATCATGTTTAGGAGCATAGGCGCGTTTTCAGAAATTGACCGGAATTCGTCGCCTTGCAGCCGTCCGCTGCCGAGTGCTTGCGTTAATTGAAGCATAGCGCTTTTTTGTTCCGCGACACTTGCGCCGCCGACCGCAAAAAGCTTTTGAATGCCTTCCGTAAATCCGACTACTTCCGCCGGATCTGGAAACGCGTCACGAGCGTTAATCGCCAGTTTTGAAACCGCGTTTGCCATATCAAAATAACTGCCGCGCGCCCGTTGCGCACTCTCGAAAATAGCCTGATTCAATCCGGCTACCTCTTTCTGCGAATTAGCCACCAGTCCGAGCCGCGCTTGAATGCCCGCGAACTCTTCCGCCGATGTGCCCACCGACGCTATTGCCGAGCCGAGCGCCCGCGCTCCGGCGATTGCTCCAGCCGCAAGGAAACTGCCCGCAAATACGGATCCAAGCATATTGAACTTGCCGACCGACTGCTGCGCTGCCGTACCCGCCACACGGGTCGAGCCGGTGAACTTATTCAGCTTGTCGGAAGCTTTTTCCGTTGCGTTTGCAATTTTAAGAAGCGGGGCGCTCATTCCATCGCGTAACATTATGAAGTTTTTAATTGTCGCCATAATTTACCCCTTTTTTAGCTTTTCCGCCTCTTTTTTCTTCACGCGTGCGTACTCATCTACAAACGCGACTACTGCCGCCCGTTCCCAGTCAGGAAGGTTCATAACCTCATGCGGCAATAGTCCGCATTTGATAAACGCAAAATACGCAACGCACGTCTCCGCGTCTCCTTGCGCTAATAGTTTTTTACTGTTTTAACCTTGTCACCCATGCCGATGTCATAGCCGCACGCCTGTTGCGCAGCCAAGAGTAAGTCGGTCAATTCGCCCGGTGTGAGTAACTTTTTCAACAAGTGCTCCGCACCAGCCGCGCCGTAAAACTCCTGCAATTCGCCGTCGTTCAAGTTCGGATACGTGACCGCCGCCACCGCTACGTCAAGAAATACCGCCTCGGTGTCGGTCTCTTTTTTGAATTCACGCGTGCCCTTGACCGGAACGCGCTTAGTATTCCGGTCGACAATTTCCTCAACTTCATCATTGGTAAGCACCCGCAATTCCCACTCAATCGGCTTTCCGTCGTCGTCCTTCATGCGTTTAGAAGCGACGTATTTCACGGGCTCACGTTGAAGCAACTCCTCACGCATAAACGCCTTTAAGCTGCGCGCTTTTTCGTCTGCCATACTCTACCCCCCTTATGCTTGCATGCCGTCTAACATGCGGAAGTTTTTAGGGATCTTGACCCCTTCAAAAGTAAACCCGATCTCATCTTCAAGCAGTTTTCCGTCAGCGTCATAGCTTGCTACCGTTGTTTTATCGATGTTGCAGCCGGTAAGAATGACCACGCGGCCGCCCGCGTCGCTTGTCGGGTCTTCGTTTTCTACCTGTAAATCAAAATACGTGTCGATGCCTTCATTGACCAAGCGCAACATCATCTCGTCGAAAAGCGCTGTATTTTTATAGATCGTCATAGTGCCCGAGCCCTTCATGCTCACGGACTTGTGCCCCTTTTGCATGCGGCCGAGAATTGCGACCTCTTCTTTCTCTTTCTCGAGCGTCGCCTCTAGCGTTTTCGCTTGAAACAATAAATAACGTTCACCCTCTCGTGTCGTGATAAAGGCGCGCGCCATTTTCGCCGATAAGGTATCTTTAGCAAGCATTGTTTGCAGATTTTCCATGTTCTAAATCACCCCTTTACGCTACGACTACCGTGCAATACAGTTTTTCCATGCATGCCGTCGGCTGGATCTCAAAAGCCCACATGACGGCCGTTTTTTCTTCGCCCTGAGCGGGGATCGGTAAATCCTGTTCGCGGAAGTTTTGAATTGCGCGCACGCGCTGGTACTCTTCAAAGAGTGCGACGCCGTCTTTCCAAAGCGAAATGCGGCCGGATTCGTCATTTTGCACTTTGCCCAAGTACAAACGATTGAAAAGGCGGGCAATATCGAGCGCCGCGTTATCCAATACGCGGATAGTCTGATTAAGCGCGAAATCACGGTTTTTATCCTTCGTAAATTCAGTAAAGGTGTTGATGTCGGACAATACCCGAACATCGCCGACAACATTACCGCTCACGCTATCCGTCACGTTATGGAAAGTAAGCATGCCATCGGTGATCGCCTTTTCGAGCTCAAACTGTTTAAGCGCCGTATCAACCGTATATTCGCCGTCATACAATGCATTAGTGCAGGACGCGTTAATCGGGCAAGCGGCCTCTTTACCGGCGAGCCAATAAACGAGCGCGCCCCTTTCCGCGCCTTCGTCTTTTACGTCGTTTTTAACGGAAATAACGCCCTCATAGTTGGCGCGTTCCAGTCCATGAACGACGAGCTGGAACTTCGCGCCCGTCTCTTCGCGGCAACGCTTCGTAAAGTTAACTAGTAACGTTTTCACCGCCTCATCGGCGCCCGCATAGGCTAAAATGTTGAAGTAGTAAGGTTCAATAAGTCCTACAAACTTTTGATAATCGCCGACCGTTACCGCGTCGCCGGCTGTACCGCCCGCCAATGCCTCGCCAGCTGTTACCGACAGCGTGCCGGTTTTAGCAAACGTAACATAGGCGTTTTCTTTCAAATCTTTGAAGCCGGCAATGTTCGTTTGCTCATCAATGGTGCGCAAGCCGCCGCCCGACTTGATCAGCGTTTTAACAATGAAATTGCCGGAGTGATCCGGATCGTTTTGTACTGCGATAACTAAATCATTGCCGCGAGTACCCGCGTATTTCGCCGTCGCTAAACTGTTTTTAGCCGCCACCCCGCCGCCGTTCAAACGGTAGAAGTAACCCGTTTTAAGGTTGCGGAAAAGTTCGCGCAACCCTTTCATTTTCGGATCGCCGAAATCGTAACCGAAAATCTCGAGCGAGCGCTTTTGAAAATCTTCCGCGTCTACTCGAAAAATTTCGCCCGTTTTGCCCCAGTCCAACTCAAGCGCCAACGCCGCAAAGCCGCGATCGGCGATGTCGGTCATAGCCCGGTCTTTACTTACAAAATTAATGTAAGTACCCGGCATTTTTTTATTCTGAAAAATCCACTTACCGCCACCGAGTGCCATTTACTCGACCCCCTTGTTAATATCTTTCCGGACAGACGCATTAAGTAGTTCATTTAGTTTTTGTTCTACTTCGTCAGCCGTGTAAAATTCATCGTCTTTTAATACCATAGTCAAAAGGTCGCGGAACTCACGCCACCGCGCCGACTTTAGAATGTCTGCGCCGATAAACATTTCCGCGTCTTTAGCTTTTTTCGTTGCCATCGTTCACCCGCCCTTTCACGTCTAACGTCTGCATATTCTCGACCTTTTCCCGCGGCCGCATGATGTGAAAATCGTATGAAACGTAAAAGTGCAGCACCCCATCTGTTTCTCTCCATTCCATACGCTCGCCACGTACTAATGCGCCGCCTACGTCGATATATTCCAGCACAAGCGTCATCGTATCCGCTATGTCGGTCAGCTCCAGCGTGTCGATATCCACTCCGTCGCGCGTCGCGAAATAATGAATGTCGAAATGATTAATCCGCCAATAGCGCCGGTCGAGCTCCTGCTCTTCGCCATGCGTGATACGCTCGATGAAAAAGCACGGGAAAATAGCGTTTTGCCGTTGAAAATCGGCGTACACGGGAACGCCGAACGCGTTATACAGTGCCTCCGATACTCCGTCGATTAAATCTCTATTTCCCGCCATTTTTCAGTCCTTTCAACAATTCCGACGTTTGCCGCCGGATAATTCCGCCCGCTTTGCTTTCGGTGTAGGCTTGCGCCTTCTCCACCATATGTTGACCCTCGACGAAATTAGCCACAAGGCGCTTGCCGAGTATCGGAACGAACCGCCCGGGCGTTTGTCGGTGTCCGTCGTTTACGAAAGACGCATACGACGCGGAGTTGGTCACGGCCATTCGATAGTCGCGCGCGCCGCGTTCAAGTTTTCCCACTTCCCACGAACGCCGCATATGCTCTGTTTGAATGTGGTACTCTTTGCCGTTAACCTCCACCGCGCCGCGCGCTCCGGTTGGCGTTTGCGTTTTAGCGGTGCGCAAATACGCCGCCGCCATCAGCCGCAACGCGTTCGCCTTTGCCTCATCAATCCGTTTCGGGTCAGTCGTTTTCGCGACGGCCTCCGCAAACCCCTTCCATTGATCAATATTCAATTTAACGTCAGCCATGGTGTCGTTCCTTGTGTTCAAGCGGGATCTCCTGATGACTGTCATAGACCGCCGGAACGCCCGACGCCCGAAACGTCAGCACGCGACCACGATGTTTAACCTCGATATCCGAGCCGGCGGGGATCGCAAGCTCCGGCGCGCAAAACAGTTTTACCGTCTGCGCCATCTCCGCCACCCCCGTCGCCCTGTCCGTCGTCGGTAATTGCCCATAAGAAAGCCGACACGGGAACGGGGCTATAACTCTCTCCGTTGTTGTCGGTCGCCCCGTTTTGGTGTCGATTTTCGCCGTTTCGAGCACTTTTGCAGTAGCTACGCCGTCGTATAGGCTTTCAATCGCCGCCCTTACCATTTCAGTCGCCGGTAACATGCTATGTCCCTGTCCTTCAGCAAATAATCGAGCATTGCGCCGACGCGCGCTTTTGCGTCTGCGTCTGCGTCATCGTCGCCGAAGTCGACCGTCGTGTCGCCTTCTTTGACCGTTTTCGGTACGCGTAAATCCTGCGCGCTCCACGCTTTCGCCGATAATTTCATGTTGATGTAGCGCCCCGCCGTCTGATTCACCCATACGTACTGTAAGCCGACCGGAACGCTTGACCGGTTCGTCACGCTCATCAAGTGCGTTTTCGCGTCATCGGCTAAAAGCCGGATCAAGCCAAAATCACCCTCCGGAACGTCTTTCCCGGTCATCTCCTTAACGACAAGCCCCAACGCCTCTAAAAAGGTCATTTTTCAGCCTTTTTGCGCGCTGTTTGTTTAGGTGCCGGTTCAGGTGCCGGTTCAGGTGCCGGTTCAGGTGCCGGTTCAGGTGCCGGTTTAGGCGCCGGGGCGGTAATTTCAACATAGCCCCGTGCCAACAAATAATCGCGCGCGCTTTTCGTTTCTACCACTTTAATTACGTTCAAATTTTGCAATTTATACATGTTCAACTCCACCCCCTCTAAACTCTTATGCTCCGGTGTTCACCCAAACGCCCGCGAGGCGATGTTTCGGCACCCATACGTCATGGAACTTGCGATAATCAATGCGCCAAGCCGTCGCCTGTTGATTCGTCATCGGGTCGAAAATGCGCAGCGTGTCCGTTTTGGATACTGCGATAGGCGCGGATTGCAACATTACAATCCAGTTGATCGCTTTCGCCGTCGTATCTTTTTCAAAGCCGCCTTTTTCCTGGCCGCTCGTTACGCCGTCATTGAACTTGTACGCCGTCTGCATACGTGCCGACGGTACCGTAATAATCGGGATACCGTTATACAGTTTTACGCGGTTGTTAAATTCACCCGCTTTAAAGTCGCCTACATCGAGCATATGCTGTACGCCGCTCGCCTTGCTCAAAATAGCGCGCGTCGACATCGGCATAGCAATTACGAATTGCAAGCTATCGCCGACCACGTCTTGAACGGCCGCGATGTCTTTGTCGAGCTGTTCGAGAACGTTCTCCACCGTCGGAGTGAATGCTGCCGTTTCGTTTCCTGCCGCTTTTGCTAAGGCGGCAATTTTGGAATAGCGGTAAGCGTCGACTTCCGGCACGACGTGCTCTTTCTGGAAAGTAGCGACAACATTAGCCGCGCTTGCGATAAATCTGGTTTCGTCAACGTCGCGAATATCCAGTTGAAACGCGCGCCCGCGATCCTGCGTCAGCTTATAATCTTCAAATTTCAGGCTAACGCTGCCCGCCGTGTAACCGCCTACGCGGTCATAGTCTGCCAAGCCGTCGAGCTCGATTGTCGGCATTTTTACCGTATCTCCGCCCGTGTATTTTACCTGCGTCGCGTTGGCTTCCATCCAGCCGCTCGTCGCGTCCTGCATCATTTTTTGATCCAATTTTTGTTGGAAAATCGAAACAAATTCTAAAGTGTTAGGTTTCATTCTGTTTTACCCCTTTCAAACATTGGCAATAGCGCCGTCAATAAGTTGTTCGATACTGTTTTTCGGTGCGGGATCTGCGCCGCCCCCCGGGATAATTCCCGAGATCTGCGCGTCCTGCTCGAATAAATAGCCGTCAGAAGTTTTAAGCGCCTTGATCTGCTCGTCTAGTCCGCTAATCTTTTCGCCGTCGAGTTTTACCGCGCCCATATCTAAAAGGGCTCTTACCGCTTTTGCGTTTTTCACTTTTGCCGCCACGAGCGAACGATCCACCGCCGCGTCAAGTTTCATCTGTTCAACCTGCGCCGCGTACTCTTCCTCTCTCTTCGCTTGCGCCGCTTTTAATTCGTCTAGTTGCTTGACGAGATCCGCATTGTTGGCGTTATCGGCTTTGAGTTTATCCAATTCAGCCTGTGCCGTCTGCCGCTCCGCTTTTAATGCTTTTAACTCGTCATTTTTCGCGTTGAATTGCGACTTTGCGACAAAGTTTTTCCCGTAGTCCTCGACGATCTTGTCGGCTTGCTCATCGTTCAAGCCGAGCGCTTTCAATTCTTCTTTGGTCATGATTAACTCCTCCCGTTTCGCTTGTTATTCGGCGGCCACTCCCGCCGTTTCCGGTCTTGTTCTTTATCGCCTACAATGCCAAAAAGGCAAACAAAAAAGACGCATTTAGCGTCTTGATTGACAAATAATATTGGGCAACAAAAAACCGCCTCAGCGTTTCGCTTTAGCGGTTTTTAATATATAATTTCCGGCATATCCGGATTCGGCGGCGCGTTATCAAGTGGAACGCCCGTCCTAATAGCGTCTCGCAGTATCTTCGCTCCAGCCTCCAAGTCGTCAGAATTAACATGAAGAGGATCCCATAAATGGACATAATCTAACGATTCCGCGCCAAAGGTCGTGAAATATTCCAGCTCTGCGCGCTTATACAGTTTTAAGCTATCGCGCCAAGCCTGGCTATTTACTCCTTTCATGCTCTCACCCCTTTATCAAAATGCCTATTATCAAGTCCAAATACTCCCTGTCTTCTTGAATTTTAGCATAAACACTTTCACGCCGTCCACTTTTTTCGCGCACGACCCGCTTCAAATGGCCTTCTCCCGGCTCAAAAATTGATTCCAAACCAACGCTAAGAACTTCAGATGCGTTGTCATACATTTTTCCGATATAGGGCGTGATAAAGTCATCTTTCAGCGTTACCTCCGTCTTGTCATACCTCGTATCCTGAAATAGCTCCCTCAACAGCGTCGGTTTTTCTCCCTTCGTGCGGTCAGCGATAAAAGCCTTGGTAATTTGTAGCACTTTCGGATTAAAAAACTCAACATAGTGGCCAATTTCATGAAACGGCGTTGTCTTTCGCGCCCCACTCATATGAATGCTCACAAAGCCGTCGCGATAGTTAGCAAACCTTGTCTGATAGCGCTGCCCATTAGCCATTGCCGCCCCCGGTGTAAAAAATCCTCGCCTAACTTTGAGGGTGTACAACTTTCTGCCGCTTGCCGTTAAAAAATTCACCCACTCTTTCGGATAATATGAAAACGCATTATTAAGCATTTCTTTGTTTTTCTTGCTGCTTCCTTTTGCCCACTGCTCGGGCGCAACCTGCCCGCCCATTTCCCGGAAATGCCCGATTGCGTCACGAATGTATTCTTTTTCACCAATGTGATCAATGATGTTAAAGTGCTTGTTCACCGCCGCGCCAAGCTCAATAATTTCATTTTTAGTTGCGGTCTTTATATCAATTTGCTTTGCCCATTTAATAAGATCCGCCAACGGGTCTTTTTCCGCTTCCGGCTTAACATATCTCTCTTTCCATTCCTTATAGGTCATGTCCGGTATCTCGACCGTTTTACCCGTTTCCGGATCGCGCGCCACTCGTCCGCCGTCATCGAGCAAGCCCGCAATGTACGGTACGGTCGTTGACCGGCAATGACAATGAAAAGGCGGCATCGTTATTCCCGGCTTTGCGTCCTTCCGGTCAAATACTTTACCGTCGAGATTTTGGCATATTTCGCTTGTTTTGCTGTCCAAAACGGCGCAGATCTGATATTGTTCCAGTCCGAGCTCGTCGTAAGTATCGAGCATAGCCCGCTCTTGTATGTAGGCCGTCTCGGTTTCGACAAGCCGGTACGCTTGATTATATGAAGTATTGAACCGCATCGCGATCTTTTCCGACAACTGCGCCGTGCTCGTTCCGGTCATCAACGACTGCGTGATGTCCGTTTGTAGCGAATTGATTAGCTGCGTTTTGTTTTTCCAGATGCGCGATGAAAAGTCCGCGCCATCGGACGCCCACGGTTTCGAGATAGCCTCTTCAATTTGCCTCTCACGTACTGCCCGGAAGTTTTCAAAGCCCGTTACCTTCTGCGTTTCGTACGCCGTTTTATAGACGCTATCGGTGTATACGTCGCGCATTAGCCCGCTAAGCTCTAGCCCTTGTGTTTTCGCCAGTTTTTCGACGTATTGCGCCGTTTTTAAGTAAATCTCTTGTGACCGCGTCAAACGTACGCGCATAGATGCGTTTTCTAACATTCGAATATGCGCCGGATCGAGATCAAGCCGCTTTGCCTCCTTGATGAAGTCCGTCAGCGTCATTTTGAACTCTTTCAGCTCTCGATTATCAAGGATCCGCCGCGCCTCCGCAAGGCTTATTTTATTTTCCTTGGCAAAACGGTCGTACCATTGCTCGACCTCTGCCCGAAGTTGGCGAAGCGTTTCACGATAAACCCGGGCAAGATCCGCGTTAGCCCGTTCGGCCTTTCGCATTTCTGCCGTTTTTAAGCGCTTAAAACGTTCCTCCCAGTAATTAGCCATTTAGCTATTCCTCTGTATTTTCGTCAGTTTCCGTCGGTTTCGCATAGTCTTCGAGTGTGGGCAACATCTCTGATCTTTCCTTTTCGATCTGCCGCAGCTCGTCGTTCGCGTCAACGGTCCACGGGTGGTTGGCGACAATCGTGCGCATAGACAGAATGCCGACACTGTCGCGGGCGTTGGCGATCGTGTCCGCCTCGTTGATGATAATGTCGCGGTTAAACTTCCAGAGTACCGGCTTATGTTTAACGACGCGGAAACCGTCAGCGACCAAGCCGACGAAGTATAAAAGCCGATCCAGGGCGACCGAAAACTCAAGCTGCATGCTGTCCGCGTCAAGGTCAATGTCGCTGTACATGCTTTTAATGTTCAGTTGGTTAGCGTTGCCGCCGAGCCTATCGTCTTTTGCGTCATAACCGCGCCCGCATTCGATAATCGCTTTTTTAAGTAGCTTGATAACGATTTCATAATTGCCCGGATTGACTTCAATTTGAAGAGTATCCACGCCGCCCTCTGCGCCGTCTTCCGTCCGGACAAATACAACCCCGTACTGCGAAAGGTTGTGTCGGAACTCGTCCGCCTTTGTGCCGTCGTAGTTTTTAACGACCAGAATAGTGTTGCGGCTATCTTCTTGAATACGATCCAACACGCCGCTCATCATGTCGTTTAACGCGTCCTGCAACGACTTCACGCGCGCCAATAGCGGCTGCTCGTTCGCGTTGTACTTGAACGCGATTAAGGGCAAGCGCGCCCAGTTAAAGCCCTTTACCCCCTCCGCGCTCTTATACGTCAAGTACGTTTCATCTTCCCGGTTAATATCCGGCTCAAGTTTGCCCGCGTCCGTGTAGATGAAGTATTTAACGCCGTCAAGCGTATAGTATTCCACGTGTTGAACGGTCTTTTTTTCGCGGCCCTTATACTCTTCTACCCCGTAGATCCGTATAAACGCGTCCAGCTCTTCGTGCTCTTCGTCTTTCCAAAAGGGCAATACCTCGTAGGGTTTAAGCCGCTTATACTTCAATTCGCCGTCGGCTACATAGACTAATAGATAGCCGATACCGCAATTTAACGCGTCGACACCAATCACCCGTATACGTTTATCAAAGGCCGTGTCGAGTATCGCCGCGACTTTCTCTTTGAACTCTTTTTCGTCCGTTTGAGGCTCAATCGGGTTAGCTAAAAGGTAGTTAGCCTTTTGATCGACTAAATTAGCGTACGTGTTATACGTCACCCGGTTATTCGGTAAATTGTGAATTGCCTCCGGCTGTCCGTTTTCGCCGATTGCTGTCCGGACTTTTTCCGCGACATCGTGCGCACCCTGATAGTAGGCTTCGCCCTCGATCATCTGCCGCCGCTTGTCCGACGTTAAAAAGGCTTTTATCTCTTTCTCTAAAAACTCAACCTCTGTCATTGCGTCATTAAAAAGCACCGTTTTATCCTCCTTGACGAGCGACTGCCCGCGCCCGAAGTGCCGCAACGTTTGTAAAATACTCATTTAACCTCCAAAGCCGACTAATTCTTTGCCGAGCGCGCCCGCCAGCGCGTAACGCATAGCGTCCATTAAGTGGTTGTTATCGTCTTCCGGCTTGCCCGTATACTCGTCGAATTTATCTTTTGCCCATGCGTACAATGACAACTCGCGCAAGGTATTCACGCAGCGTGGGTGAACGATAATCTGGAAATTCTGTATTTGTTGAATGCCGTGCCGGATACTGTCGGGCCCTTTGCGGCTCTTTCGTACTCTCGTCAATCCTGCCCGCCGCAGCTCCTCGATGGATTTAGGCTCGGCGCTGTCAGCCGTGATCTGCTCTTTCGCATATCCGCGCGCCTCTATCGCCTTATATAGTTCTTGGTTTGTCAGGCCTTTCTCGTAAAGCTCATCAAATACGTATATCAGGCGTTTTCCCTTATCAACCAATCCGCACCATAGCGCCGCCGGGTCAGTCGTAAAGCCGAAGTCAAGCCCGAACGCCGCGTTGATTCCCTCTTGCTTTCTCAACGCGTCAATATCAAAGGCTTTTTCAATCCAGTTATCATAAATTAAGCCCTCGACAATGCCCCAGTCACCGAGCCCCGCCACTCGATAGCGCTTTTTATTCTTTTTCATCTCTTCAAATAGCGCCAAGTCGGACGGACTTAAAAATTCATTACATCGGTAATCGGTCGTAAGCGCCAACACTTGAGGGCTCTCCTCATCGAAAAATCGTTTTTTCAGCCAATGCCGGCTACTCCACGGGTTAAAGGTTAGCGTTAATTGTGTAAATAAGCCTTTCGGCAGCTGCCCGCGAATGGATTCATCAAGTCGGTTAAACGCGGCCTCTGATGTCACCTCGTAGGCTTCCTCGATCCACGCCCAACAAAGCGCGCCGCGCGGAACGGATAACGACGTTATTTTTAACGGATCATCGAGCCCGACGAACAATATTTTTTGTCCTGTCGGTATATAGACGATTTCTAGCGGGCTTTTAGTCGCTTTCCAGTACGGACTAACGCCCAGACGGTCAATCGCCCAGCATAAGTCGGAAAAACACGAATTTTGAAGCGTTCTAAACACCTTCCGGACAACGACCAAATTCGCCGCCGGGTGCTTCATCAGATTATAGATGTACCAAAGCGCCGTTGTTTTCGATTTTTTGCTGGCGCGGCTTCCCTTAACTACCCGATAACGTCCGCGCCACTTCCAAAAAGCCCCGTAGCCTTTGCCGACCACGTCCGGAAGATAAACGCGCCGTTCATTCATCGAGCTTGTCCTCTCCGGCGATGATGACGGGCGTAACGTTGACCTGTGTCTCCGGTAGCGTCATACCCAGACACCGAGAAAGTATTTCAAGCGCTTTGCTTCGGTCTTTAATCGTCGGCTTTCTGTTTGTCCGGCTCTCTTCGCCTTGCGGATTAATCGCGACGACCTCTTCGCTCATCTCACCGCGGACTATTTCCGTCAACAGTTGCAGCACTTCTTTCGCGTCGGCGATTTTCTCCGCGTCAGCCTCTTTCGTCAGCTCCTCGATACGTTTTTTTATGTTAGGTTTTCTTAGGTTTTCTATTGCTATTACCGAGGCTGTTTTTTCGCTATATCCGGCCGCAATAGCCGCCTGAGTGCCGTTGCCCTTAAGGCGTACGTATTCAGTCGCAAACAGTTCTTGTTTTCTTGTCAGTTTCACCACGGGCAACTCCTTTCTGTATTAAAAAAGCGCCCTCTATTGGCGCTACTTCTTTTTTATATGAATGTCTCCGATGATCTCATATCCGGCTAACGCGCATATCTCTTTAGCTATTCTGATCAGCCGGGCTATTTCTCTTTTTTCCCGGTCCACATTCGCGCAAGCTTTATCGGCCGTCGGGTCCGGATAATGTTCATGGTTCATAATTTGCCCCTTGCAATAAAAAAGCCGTCCAACCGGGCGGCTCTTAAGGAGGAAACCTGTTCTCAAATTTCTCACACTATCATAATAACACGTTCTAATGTAGCATTTTGTAGCAGGTTTTATGAAAAGTGCTTTTTCTGGTACGCGTCAAGCGCTAAAACGTGCAACCGACGCAGAGATTGATGATGATAGCCCATCTTATCGGCGACCTCTTCCAAGGTTAGCCGCTCCGTTTGTACGTAGTACCAGCTTAAAAGCAATCGGTATCGGGCATCAGAAAGTGCGTTTATTTTTTCTAAAATCCGATCCTTTCGTTCGTAGTAATCATCAATAGTCCGGTCAATCTCTCTTCCCATATCGACCAATTTAGCGGCCGCGTTGGCGATGTCCGATTGACGGGTACCGGATACGGGCTCGGAAAGTGGGCGGGCGAGACTTGTCACGCGGGCGGCTAGTTTCTCTTTTTCCATGATTAACGCGTCGATCCGCGCATTTAATTCACGCAGCCCCTCAAGCTCCGCCCGCGCTTGACGGTTACCGTTAATCATTCGCGCGAGCCTCTCTGACACCGATTGCACGTTCCAACGCCGCCAAGGCTTGGCGCACGGATACGTCTTGCGGCTCGCCCGACAGTATTGCCGACACGGACAGGCACAGCACCGCCCCGGCAAGATCCTGATCAAGCCCCTTATCCGCCGCATACTCCATCGCGCCGAGACTTTCGGCTTGCAAGTGGTGATAATCGAGATAACGTTTAATGTACCAGCGGGCCTTTCGTAAGTCCTCAAGCTCCGTATCTTTAGACTTTTTGCCGGCACGAGAAATGTACTTGACCGCGTTCCCCAGATGATACCCAAGCCGCCAAGATTCGATAGCGTCAATCGTTTCAAATTTTCCGTCCGTATAATGCGACGGGTGATTGACTACATCGTTAACCTGATCTTTGCTCATGTTATGCTCCAATCTCCGCTTTTACAGCGGCAATTAACGCGTCCTGCCCGGTAGACTTTCCGGCTAACGCGTTCAATACCCGTCCGTCCATCGTGTTTTTCGCCACGAGATGATGAACGATCACGGGTTTAGTTTGGCCTTGACGATAAAGGCGGGCGTTGGCCTGTTGGTACAATTCCAAACTCCAAGTTAAACCGTACCAGACGATCACGTGACCGCCCTCTTGCAGGTTCAAACCGTGCCCGGCGCTGGCCGGATGCAACAATAGCATCGGTATCTCGCCACGGTTCCACGCCGCCATGTCCGCCTCGGTTTCCAAAAAACTGGCGTCCGGAAAGGCTTTCTGCAGCCGCTCCGCGTCGTGTTGATACCAGTAAAAAACAATCATAGGCTCGCTGCACTCTTCGCGGATTTCCGCCAGGGCGTCAAGTTTCGCCCGGTGGACTTCACGCACGGCGCCGTCTTCGTCGTACACCGCGCCGTTGGCCACCTGTAAAAGCTTACCGGTAAGCACCGCTGCATTCGCCGCCGTTACCTCGTTACCGTCGATTTCCGCCACAAAGTCGCGCAGCAGCCGGTCATACGTACGCCGGGCGGCCGGCGGCAATTCCACCTCGACCCGGTTCATCACGCGCTCCGGTAGTGTTAGCCAATCGTCCGCCGTCATCGACACGCAGACATCGCCGATATGCCGATAAATAGACGCGTCTGCCCCATCGCGCAGGATCCAATCATAAACTACATAGCCGTTACGCTTTCCCGGCTTAAAATACGCGTCTCGGTACGCGCCGATCGTTTTTCCCAGTCGCTCGCCCTGGTCCAACAGGTACATTTGCGCCCATAAGTCCATCAGACTGCGCGGGCTTGGCGTTCCGGTCAAAAGTACTAACCGGTCAATCAATCCCAGCACTTGACGCAGCGCGCGAAAGCGTTTCGCCCGATGGTTTTTGAAACTTGCCGATTCGTCGACTACCACCATATCGAACGGCCAACGCCGCCCGTATAACTTGACCAACCAAGGCACGTTTTCGCGGTTTATGGTGTACACGTCAGCGTCCGTCGCAAGCGCGCGCTTACGTTCGGCCTCGCTACCCAGTACGCGTGAAATGCGCAAATGTAAATGATCCCATTTCGCCGCTTCATCTGTCCACGTCATCTTGGCCACGCGCAGCGGGGCAATGACTAAACACTTACGAACGGCGAAACGGTCGTTTATCAATTCCTCAACCGCCGTCAGCGTCGATACCGTCTTACCTAATCCCATGCCCAGGAAGAGCCCGACCTTTGGTGTGTCAATAATGCGCTGCGTGGCGTACTCCTGGTACGCGTGCGGCTCATACTTCATCGCGGCCCTCCCACTCTCTGATCATTTCGTCGATCTCTCCTTTCGTTTTAACCACTCGAGCCGCCACCCCTCGCCGGGTCAGCTCCTCAATCCGCCGGATCTGTAAAGGCGATACCCGCCCGCCTTTTCGTTTCACCTCTACAAAGGCCACGGCCCCGGGGCGAATAACAATCCGATCCGGCACGCCTCGCCGCCCCGGTGATACAAACTTCCAACATAGCCAGCCGCGCTTTTCGCACTCCTTAATCAAGTAGCGCTCAACATCTCTTTCATCAATCACCACAACCGCCCCATTCTCAATTACATTTTTTTAGTTGCCAACGTGGCCGTAAAATTGACTACATATATTATTTACGGTTTATGACGGCAAACTTATACAATATTCATGATTTTGTTTATATATGCCCCCATAATTCCTAAAAAATACTTTTATAGTATTTATGGGCAACATAGGCAACATATATAGGTAAACCGTTATTGCGCAATGGTTTTTTTCGGTTGCCTTTATTGGCAACTGTGGCAACTACCGGCAACAACTTTTTTTCGATCTGGTTGCCATCGTTGTCGCCGATAGCTTTTTCGTTGCCACCATTGGCAACCGATTATTTCTCAATACGGACATATCCGCGCTGTGGGCCATACGGGCCAAACCGCAATTTACCGCCGCCTTCCGTGTACCTCTCCCAACCCGGCATCGTCATCATAATCTCGTGTATTTCGTTAGTGTCTCTGCGCTGCATTTTGCCCTGGGCGCCTTGGAAGCACTCCGTCCAGATCTCCGCGGCGCAAACGCGATCACGCCTGATTTTTCCCTCCGCCTTCACGTCGGCCGCGTCGTTAAATTGTTCCTGGCGCCTTTCAATGCCCCAGTTATCCCAGCTTTCCGGTAACAGCGTATCCAGGTAAACCTCAACCATGCCCGCCTTGTCGCTTATTTCACGGTGCGCTTGTTGGCGCGCGAAAGCTTCTTTTTCCTCATCTTCCGTCAAATACAGCCGCCGCTCGCCGTTATCCCAGGCGTGCACCATCTCGGCCCACACTTGGTCGATGTATTCCTGATTGAAGTCATCAAACAGCTTGCGCGTATGACCTTCGTTGACTTCCACCGGCCAAAAGCGCCGGTTTCCGGTCGGGTCTTTCAAGAAATATTGATTATTCGTACTTCCGAAAAAGACGCACTGACGCGGGTAATCTTCCACGCGATAACCGTACGCCGGGCGGAAGCTGTCCGTGTCTTTAGAGATGTAAAACTTGACCTGTTCGATCTCCATTTTCCGCATGGCGGCAAGCTCGCCGAATTCCAGGATCCACTTACCCTGGAGCTGTTCAAAGCTTTCTTTACCGCTCATGCTGGTAGCCGAATCCGACGCCCATTTGCCGCCTAAACGTTTAATGAAGTACGATTTACCGATCCCTTGGCCGCCGACAAATACCAACATGTAGTCAAACTTGATCCCCGGTTGAAATACGCGCGCGACGGCCGCCAGAAGCATTTTTCGCGTCACCGTCCGGACATACGCCGAATCTTCCGCGCCTAAAAAGTCGATTAAGACCGTATCGGCGCGCGGTTCGCCGTCCCATTCCAGCCCCCGCAGATAATCGCGTACCGGGTGGTAATGATGAATGTACCGGTACTCCGCCAGCACGTCTTTTAATACGCTTGGCTTTCGTACCTGGTAGGTCTCTTCGAGCCAATTCGTAAGCCCCGCGTCGTCAGCCTCGCCCCAATGCTCCGTGCCGACGCCGGCCGCGGGCCGCCATGGTGGCCGCCGAAGCACTTCAAAGCGCGATGAAAAATCGTTATAGATCAACATTCCGCGCACGTGCGGGTGATGTTCCATGATCAGCTTGAAGTTGGCGGCCGTCGGTAACACTCGGGCCTGGCGGTCAAGTGTCAATTTTTTAGCCCAGGACCAGTCCTCGTCGTCGTTAAATTCATCATCAATATTGGCCAGCTGTTCTTTGTGCAGCCGGACCTTGATCCGGCCATCTTCGCGCGCCATGTCCTGCATCGCTAAAAATGATGGTAATTTCGTCGCTACCGTGCCGTCCTTGGCTTCGGCATCGAGTTCGCCGAATTTATGTAGCCGGACCATATCAAACGCGTTGACCAGGTGCTCACTGCACGGATCGGTGGCGTGGAACGAGTATAAAAATTTATTCTCAAACAACAGCGCGCCGCCGGCGGTCGAGCCGTCGGTATACGTGAAGCGGTTTTCTTGCGTTGTCGGCGCGTATACGCCGGGTAAAAATACCTCCATCGCCTCGGTGATCGAATACTCGCGGCAAAATACGCCGACGATCCCGCGCTTTTCGAGCGGGTCCTGTTGCTTTTGCGTCAGCCGCTTAAAATTAACCTCGTCTTCACTTCGCCATTCGCTCATATCTTCCCAGCCCGGGTTGGCGGCCAGAAACGCGTCAACGTCCAAGAGCTCGCCCGCGCGCCGCTGGTAATCCCACACTCCGTCGCTCGCGACAGAGGGCCAATACATCAGCCGCTCCGGGGCGTGCGTCGTCTTATCGAAATACCCTACGCCGATATCCGCCGCGATCCGGCGCGAAATAAACGCGAACTCGTCAATCTGCATCGGGCGGCTCGTTGGAATGATTAAGCGGTACCGCTGCGACTGCGCCGTGTGTTTATGCGTCGTGTGCGCCATCCACGCACAGACTAAATGTTCTCTTACCGTGGGTAAAAAGGTATCATCGGCAAAGTCCGCGTCAAGCGTCACGAGTGTTCGCCACGCCATCGCGCCTTTTTTCCGCCGGCTGCCGCGAATGACGCCGCCGACATAGCCGCCAACGTCTTTAATGTCGCCCTGTTCGGCGCGGCTCATTTTAAGGTACGCGCCGATCGTCTCCGCCGTTCGCGTTGGCGCGGCCAGCCGTTCGGCGAGCTCGCCCCAGGTGAAGTCGCGCCCGCGCCACGCTTTCGATTGACGGTTAGAGCCTACGCTAATACGTACGGTATACGCAGCCGCCGGGTCAGTCTTTGCGGTAGTATTCGGTTTCATAGCCATCACCTCGCAATCGTAATCCCGGCGTCCAGTCGATCGGTTCTGCCATGATCTCGTTCACCTTTCCTAAAATTCCGCGCGGCCCGTCGATGATGATTTCATCGTGGACGTGCGCAACGATCCGGTATCCTTGGCGATCCACTCTGCGCATCGCCTCGCCCAAGCAGTCGCGCGCGATGGCCTGGACAACGTTCTCGGTCAGTTTGCCGCCGTACGTGTCCTGTCTCTCCCACTTATTCGTCGCCTGGTTAACGCCCATGTACGTAACGGTGTCAATAAACTTACCGAACTTCGCCACCGGCTCAACCTTGGGCGCGGCATAATACAAACACCGCCCGGACGGCAAAAACACCCGCAAAAAATCGTCTGTTGCGAACATTGCGATACCTTGTCTGATCCGTACCGGTTCGCACGTTTTAACCGCCAATTTCGCGGCCTCTTCCAGCGCCGACCACAGCCGCACGATGCGGGGCGATTTAGCCCGCCAGCGCGTGATAATATCTTGTAATTCGTTATCGCTTAAGCCCATTTTGTCGGCGCCCATCGCCTTTAACGCGCCGACGCCGCCACCGTAGCCACAGGCCAGCTCTGCGACCTTGCCTTTTTGGCGTAGTTCGCTGCCCTTCGTAATAGATTCCATCGGTACATGAAACATCTGCGCCGCGGACGCTTCATAAATCTTGCCGTGCGTCGCGAATACCTCATTTCGCCAGGTCTCCCCGGCCAGCCAGGCAATGACGCGCGCCTCGATCGCGGAAAAGTCAGAGACGGTCAAGACGTTACCCGGCGACGCGACTAGCGCCGTGCGTACGAGCTGCGACAGTGCCACCGGAAGAGGCATAAACCACGCCTCGACCAGGTCCGCGTCACCTTGGCGCACTAATCGGCGCAGCAGATCCAGCGGCTCGATCGAATTACGGGGCAAATTTTGTAACTGCACCAGTCGGCCGGCAAAGCGCCCGGTCCGGTTCGCTCCGTAAAACTGAAACAGCCCCCGGATCCTATCACCATCACCGGCAACGTCTTTCATTTTTTGGTACTTCGCTACGCTCGTTTTACCGAGCCGTTGCCGATACTGCAGGGCCTCTTTAACGGGCGCCGGTGTCGCGTCATCGTGGATCAGTTCCGCCACCACGGCTTTGGTAAGCGACGGAACAGCGCGCCCCAGTTGCTCTTTCAGCCACTCTTTCATCTGCGATACCGACCCCGGGTTGGAAAGTCCGGTTAACTGCTGCGCTTTCGCAAGTGTCGCCGCAGCCGACGCGGTATCGTCGGCAATCGCCGCCTCCACAAACGGGCGATCAATGCGAACGCCCGTATCGTTTATTTTTTGATCCAGCACGTACAGCTCCCGCTCTGCTTCCGTATATTCGATGTAGCTCAAGCGTTCGCGAATTTCCCGCTCCGCCTCAACATCTCGGGCGCAGTACTTCTTAAACACCGCCCAATCCTCCGGCGCGTCAGCGGGCCGCCAGCGCGTCCGCTCTCCGTTCGCGCGGCTCGGCTTACAAGGCATACAGAACTTACGAATCAGCCCCGCCCCTTCGTCCATTTTCGCCTTGTCTATCCCGAGCGCCGCGCCCGCCCCTTTCAGTGATGACGGCAGCCCCGCCGTTAATGCGCGGACCCGCGTACAATCCCACTGCTCCGCGGTTAGCGTTAAATGAAAGAAATGCGACAGGCACACGCGCTCAAAATTAGCGTTAAACGCGGCTTTTACGACTTCCGGATCCGTTAACGCGTGAAATACTTCATCGGGCAAAGCTTCGCCGGCGGTAAAGTCTACTACCTTAACCGGATCACTCCCCCAGGCGTACGCGAATAACAACACTTCAAAATCGGGGCTTTCCGCGTATTTATACACGCCGACCTTTCCCAAGTCCGCGCCGGAGAAGGTCTCAATGTCGATTGATAATTGCTTCATCGTTTCTCCTTGCGTAGAAAAAGGGACGGGCGCATTGCCCGCCCCTATAACATTCATTAGCCCCACATATCGGCGTCATCGTCGAGATCGTCAAATTCGGCTTCTACGTTTACTGGCGAGACGCCGCTCAACGGTTCGCCGTCGCGCAGTAATTGAACGGCCCGCAGCCCGGTCGTTACGCCGCGGTTGCCGTGCGAATTGTACGAAAATACATCAATAGAAACACGACCATAGCAGCCGCTATAAATAGCGCGCGGATCCAGGATCTCCTGTTTATTGCGGTCAACAACGATAACCGGATCCTTCGAGGACGTGTTAAAGAAGTAGTGGTCCGCAAATTCCGGGTATTGATCGGCCTTTTCCTCGTCGCCATCGCGTAAAAAGGTCACTTCGCCGCGTACGCCTTTCAGGTTCTGTTTGCCCTTATCGCTACGTTTCACGGCCTCAATCGCCTTTGCAATATCCGCCAGGGTCTTCGTGTCGCTTTTCGGAATTAACACCATTACCGAATATTTCGGCGGGTTATTTTCGAAAGAGTGCGGTTCGAAAACGTGAACGAAATTGAAACGAACTTCTCCAGTAGTTAAACGTGTGCTTTTTGACATTTGAATATCCTCCTTAAAATTCATCAATAATATCTTCTATGCTTTTCCACTCCGGCCGCTTATCGCTTGCGGGCACCAGTGTCGGCGCCCCGGCCGGTGTTTCCACATAGGCGTCGGCCCATGCGGCAAAATTCTTTTTACCAACCACTTTTTCAAGCTTTCCGATAGTCAGCAGCTTACGCGGCGCGATATCGTCGAGCTTTTGCCGGTGGCGGCGCAATTCGGCGAGTAGGCCCTCCTCGTCGGTGATTTTCCGACGACGCTGGCCTTCTACCAACTTATAACCGGGCCATTTCTTACCCTTCACGGCTTCTTCCTGGGCCCATGTATAAACGTCTTTAGCCCATTGTGCCAACTTGTCGGCAAGCGTAATAATTTCCGCGATCTCTTCATCAGTCAGTAGCGCCGGATCGTTAAATTCATGTACGAGTAGCTTTTTATAGGCTTCTGCCCGTGCCCGGCACTGTACCCGGGCCTTGCACCATCGGCAATGATCGCCGGGGGCAAATTCCCCCGTGCCGGTGGCGGCTGCTTTAGCCCGCGGGGCAACATAATCGCGCCCCCAGGCGATCAGGTCTTTCACCGCCACGGACTCCTCACTGATCCGATCCAGGCGCGGCTGGAAAATCACCATGCGGATTTTTTCGGGCTCGTACAGCCAGCCGTACTCTTCGTATGCGCCCAGCGCGTACAGCCTTAATTGGCTGTTGTTTTCCGCCGAAACGGCTACTCCCTTACCATATTTCAGGTCAATAATCGTTAAGGTGTCCGCGTTCGTGATGACAGTATCGGCGGTACCGAAACCGTCCGGCACGTACTTTGAAAAGTCAACGCGGGTCTCGGTGAATAGCTTCGTCGCCGCGTCGTTCTTGCTCATCGCGTGAAAGGTCTCCGCGACAAAATCCGCGTAGGCGTCGGTGCAGCGCTCCATCTCCGGACCGTAATACTCGGATTCTTTAATCCGGGCGAGCTCGTCCGGGTCTTCGTTATCGAGCAGCCGCGCGTTCAATTTGTATTCCGCCAGCGCGTGGGCGGCTGTTCCTTCTGCCGCATACTCCGAGGCGGGCTCTTCCGGATACTGTGATTCAAGCTCCGGCGCGGCGGTACAAGCTAACCAGCGCGCGCTGCCCGATGCGGATAGCTTCGCGTGCGCTCCTGGACCACTCATGCCAGCGCCTCGGCTCGTTCGATCAAAGCCGCGTAATCTTCCGGCTTTACTTGCGACAGCTTCGGCGCGTACTCTTCGAGTAAAGCCTGTACTTTATCTTTGCCGACGCGATCCATCGCCGCGCCGAACGCCGCACGAACGTCCTCGGCGGTGGCGGCTTTTTCAACAGCTTTTTCAACAGCTTTTTCAATCGGCTTTTCCGCTTCCTGTTTCATCGGCGCCGGTACGCTTTTCACGTCCGCGCCATTCGCGGCCGCCTTTACCGCCGTATCAATCGCGACAGCCTCGCGCGCCGACATGCTTGCGTCTTTGTCGGTAAGCCACGCGCCGCATAACAGCCCTTGCATTTCAGCCACTACATCGAATGCGCTTTCGCCCGTAATTTTAATTTCAATCATTGGTCATTTCCTCCTAAAAGTGGTAAACTAACTATGAAGTGTTTTTCTTTGCGCCCGTTGCCGCGGGCGCCTTTTTTTATTTCATTCATAATCTGCCTCCCAATCTTCAACGCTTACTACTTCCCAATCGTCTATTTCGCAGTTGTTCGCCTCCGCTATGACACTATCCGTATAATTGTCGATGATGTCGTCGATATACTCTTCATCGTCTGCCGTGACTTCAATAGTGGCCGTAATGATAGCCGTTACTTTTAGCTTGTAAACGTGCGGAGTGGGAATTGTCGGGCGGTCAATCACCATCGGATTCTCGGCTTCTTTCATCTCGTCACCTCCTCAAAATCGACGCATAGGCTCGTTAGAATACCGCCGCCGATTATTGCGCCCCAACTCTTGGCTAAATACTTAAGCGCCACCGAATAATCGACGTATAACGCAACATCAGCCGTGATTAAATTCACCGCGCCTATTAACATAAGCGCCCCGCCGATTATCGCTCCGATAAACCGCCAGTTATCATGGATAAAAAGCAGTGCTAATACCAGCCTTTGAACGACGGTAAGCTTTCTACGCCTTTTCATTTCTTTTCACCTCTTTCATCGCCTTTATATGTGATCCCCCGGCGCTCGCATTCGCTTTTTATCACCAGCATTACGGAAGTCACCGCGCCGATGAAAAACGCGCCGAATAGAAGCAGAATAAAAATCATATCCAGTAGCGACAGCGTCATTTTTCCAACCTCTTTTTTGCCTTTAAGCTTTGCGTCGCCACAAGATAATCAATGAACGCGCCCGCATTAATAAGCCGCATGCCCGGATAACTGATGATTTTATCGTCGTATTTTCCGCTAGCTTCCATCATTGCCGCGTGCTCTCTGATCTTTGTGTCGCCGAGGCCCACGAATTTTTTTAGCCCGCTTGTTTTACACCAGGTATCGCTGGCGGAAATGAGTACCGGACCGTCTATCAGTTGAACGTCTGCCATTTCTTACTCCTCCTCTTTGTCGCGAATATACGCGCCGATTACCTCTGAAAAGTATTCGGAAGGTCGGATTTTAAGTCTCCACCCATCGGGCCCGCGACGTAACCGCACCCAGTCGAATAAATTGTGAGCGGTGTCCTGATCATCGACGCCGATATTGACTTTTCCTAAACCGGCTAAAAAACGATGATTTGTGGCCGGTGAATAGTGTCGGCCGCGCCAATCGCTCACATAGTCACTAAAAACTTCAACTTCTGCGAGCGTAACCCCCGGTTCCGTGTGGGACATGTAAAACTCAATTTCTGATAGTACGTTTTGTTGATCCGGCTCAAGCGACGCCCTCACCGCTTGATACCTTTTCCATTGCTTGGCTGTTGCCGTCATTTGCGTCACCTCCTCCTTTAATGTAGCCTTTTAGTCTACATTATCAGCAAAAAAAATTGCATCTCTTTCTTGCGCGTTCAGATTAAGAACCTTACTTAAAGCAGCGATCTCTCCCATCTTAAAATCGTTTTCACCGCTTACCTTTAGAGCAAACCCCGTGCGTGACAGATTTAACGCCTCCGCCAACTTATATTGCTTAATGCCGGAGCGCTCAATCGCGGCAAACAATAACGCTCGATCCACAGCGCCACCCCCTTTCTTCGTTTCCTATATATTGTAGACTTCCTGTCTACAATCACAGTATATATCCATGCAGACATAAAGTCAACATAATTTTTCAAAAAAGATGAAAAAAGTTGCCTTTTTGTCTACACGGTGATATTATATAGGTGATTTAAGGAGGACACAAAAAATGAACGACGAAAAAAAATTATTCGGCCAGAGATTAAAAGTTGCGCGCGAGCGGGCGGAAATGTCGCAAGATGAACTCGCTCAGCGCGTCGGTTATGCGTCTCGCTCGTCAATCGGGAAAATTGAAGCCGGAAAGCGCGACGTAACCCGCCCGAAAATTTTAGAATTGGCGCATGCGCTCGGTGTTCAGCCCGGCTACCTTATGGGCTGGCGTGATATTGACGGCGAAACCTTAGACAGTGACACCGACGAAAACTATTACCACGACCCTGACGCCGCGGCCCTTGCGGATATGATCAAGGATAACCCGCGCTATCGCGTATTGTTTGAAGCGTCGCGCAATCTGTCTGCCGATGATGTCGATTTCGTTATTGATATGATTAATAAATTAGCCAAAACAGATGAAGATTTTATCGAGTAATAAAGGTAGTGCATTATGGATATTATCGTTAAATTATGTGATTTACCGTCGAGAGTAAAGGCGTTTACACGTGCCAACCCCGACGGATCTTATACGGTTATATTGAACGCCAAAATGTGCCGCGACGGGCAAATAGCCGCATTTAATGAAGAGTTGCGGCACATCTCGGGCGGAGACTTTGACCGGATCGATCGGGCAAACATCGTTGAACGCATGCGGCATGCGTGCGGATAA